GTGTGCCTTGCCCTGGCCCCCAGCTTCAGCGCAGCCCTGGCTGAGCAGGCGGGCCGGGAAATCCGCGAACGCTGGGGCGGCGACCGCGTGTACATCGCCCGGCGCCAAGGCGGCGGCACCAGTGAGCGCAACGCCGCCATCCTGCGCGACCACAAGGCCGGTGAGCGCCCCAATTTGCTGGCCAGACGCTACCGGCTGAGCCGAACGCAGATCTGGGAAATCCTGCGCAACACCGAAAAAACCAAGGCCTGAAAGCCCCTGGGTGTTCGGTTTTTGCCTTGCGAACTGAACACCAGAACCCGGACAGTCCGCCGCCATGGCCGAAACACCCACCCTTGAGCCCGCCATCGTCAACGCGGGCGACACCCTGCGCTGGCTGCGCAGCCTGCCAGACTACCCGGCCAGCGCTGGCTGGACGCTGAGCTACACGCTCATCAACAGCTCGGCCAAGATCACGATCACCGCCTCAGCCAGTGGCGACGATCACCTGGTCAACGTCAGCGCCGTCACCAGCGCGGGATACGCCGCTGGCGACTACGAGTGGCGCGCCCGCGTGAGCAAAGATGGCGATGTGTTCACGGTGGGCGAAGGCCAAATCACCGTTCGCAACGCTTACGCGGGCGCCTCTTTTGACGCACGCAGCCACGCCCAAAAAACACTGGACGCCATCGAGGCCGTCATCGAGGGCCGCGCTTCCAGCTCCACTGCCGAATACACCCTCAACGGGCGCAGCCTCAAGCACATCAGCATCCCTGAGCTGCTGACCCTGCGTGACCGCTACCGCGCCGAAGTGGCCCGAGAAACCGCAGCCCGTCGCGCAGCCGCAGGCCTGCCAGACCAGCGCCGCATCTACGTGAGGTTCTCTTGAGCACCAGCCTGACCCACCGCGCACGCCAGTGGCTCGCGCAGCGCTTGGCGCCGTCCAGCCCCCGCACCGCGTTGCGCCGCTTTGATGCAGCCCGCATCGACCGGCTGGCCTCCGACTGGATGGCCACCCAAAACAGCATCAACCAAGAGCTGAAAAGCGACCTGGACCGCATGCGCTCGCGCTGCCGCGACCTGGTCAACAACAACGACTACGCACGCAAGTTCAGGCTCATGTGCCAGAACAACATCGTGGGCCCGGCGGGCGTGCGCCTGCAATCTCGCGTGGTGGACCCCAGCGGCACGCCTGACCGCCTGGCCTGCGCCGCCATTGAGTCCGCCTGGGCCGAGTGGTCCGCCAAGTGCGACATCAGCTCGCGCCAAACCCTGCGCGAAGTCTGCGAAACCCTGGTGGGCCAACTGCCCACTGATGGCGAATTCATCGTCCGCTTGGTCAAAGGCGCCGAGGCCCGCAACCGCTTCAACTTTGGCTTGCAGCTCATCGACGCTGACCGCATCGACACCACCATGAACATCGCCCTGGCGCCCGGGCGAAATGCGGTGGTGATGGGCGTGGAGCTGGACGCGGCCCGCCGCCCCGTGGCACTGAACCTGTTCGCGGCGCATCCGTCTGACGGCGTTCAAAGTTCACGCCAGCGCGTGCGTGTGCCCATGGAGGACATCGTTCACGCCTTCCGCGTGGAGCGGCCCGAGCAAGCGCGCGGCATCCCCTGGATGGCGCCCGGCGTCATTGCGCTGCACCACCTGGGCAAGTTCGGGCTGTCGGCCTTGCTGGCCGCTGAGCACGGCGCCAACCATTACGGCTTCTTCACCACGCCCGATGGCTCCACGCCTTTCGGCGCCGAAGAAGGCGGCGAGCAAATCACCGTCAGCCAGCCCGGCACTTATGACGTGCTGCCCACCGGCGTGGCCTTCCAGCCGCACGAATCCAAATACCCCGACACCAATTTCGGCCCCTTCGTCAAGACCCAGCTCCAACGGCTGGCCAGCGGCTGGGGCGTGGCTTATCACTCCCTGGCCAATGACCTCGAGGGCGTCAGCTTTTCCAGCATCCGCAGCGGCACGCTTGAGGAGCGCGACCGCTGGTCCGCCGATCAGACATGGTTCATCAACGTTTTTTTGGAGCCGGTGTTTCGCGCCTGGCTGGAAATGGCCCTTCTCTCGGGCGCCATTACCATGCCCAACGGCTCAGCGCTGCCCGCAGCCAAGCTGGAGAAATTCAGCCGCCACGAATGGCAGCCGCGCCGCTGGGACTGGGTGGACCCCAAGGCCGACACCGAGGCCAACATCCTCAAGGTCAAAGCAGGCCTGATGAGCCCTCAAGACCTGGCCGCCGCCATGGGCTACGACTTTGAGGACACCTTGGCTGCCATCGCTCAGGCTCAAGCCTTGGCCGATGAATTTGGCGTGAGGTTGACCGCGTACGACGCCACGCCCGGCGCCAACGCCGCCCAACCCACCGCACCAGCCAGCGACGCTACAAAGAACAGCGACGCAGCACCCATGGCCGCCGTCATCGACGCCATGGCGCGCGCCATGCAGGCCACGCAGCCACGCGAGCCGCAACGCATCGACCTTCGCCTGGAGCAACCTGCCAGCCAAGTCACCGTGCATGCGCCCATCACCGTTCAACCGCAGGCCGTGGAGGTGCGCAACGAAATCACCACGCCCGAGCCGGTGGTGAACATCGAGGCTGTCATTCCAGAAACCCGCGCCGAAGCCCCGTCGGTCACGGTCATCAACCAAGTCGAACCCGCCCCCGTCACCGTCAACAACACCCACCCGGCCCGCGCCGTGCAGACGGTGGAGCGCGACGGCAATGACGAGATCGTGAAGACGGTCACGACTTACGAGGGCTGAGCGTGGCCGCGCCCTCTTACACCACCGACCTGATCGACTGGATCCTTGACTCCGACACCACGGCGTGGACGGAATTGACCAACGCTGCCAACGGTGGCGCACCGGACGAGGTGGACACTGAGTCGGCGTTGCAAGGCACCAATGCTTGCTCGCAGATCACCAACACCACCGCGCTGTGTTCGCTGATCCGCATTCGCACCGCCATCAACTTGCCGGTGAACAACGTTTTTTTGGTGTGGCACGGGCACGGCGTCGCAACGGCTCTCAACTCCTATGCCAACGGCGGTCTGCGTTTGGCGGTCGCCAGCACTACGGGAAACTGGAAAGCCTGGAGAGTAGGAGGGGACGACGTACCGCCTTTTCCGTATGCCAAGTGGGTCAACAACCCCATTGACCCGACCGTCACAGCCGACTACACCAACGGCACGCCACCCACGGGCGGCAACAACATTGCGGGCGTGGGGTCCATGTGCCTGTTGACGCTGCCAGTGGCTCGTGGCCAGCCGCACATCGTTGACATCATCCGCTACGGTCGCGCCGAGTCCCGCATCAATGGCGGCGACTTGGCCAACGGCTACGCCACCTTCGCAGGCTTTGCGGCGCAGAACGACACCTCGGCCAACCGCTGGGGGCTGATTCAGTCGGTCACGGGCGGCTACCAGTGGAAGGGCCTGATGGTGCTCGGCCACGCCAGCGCGGTGGACTTCCGCGACTCCAACACGGCGCTGTTCGTGCAGGACTGCCGCAAGGTGTCGGCCACCTTCAACAAGATCGAGGTGCGCCAAGCGGGCAGCCGGGTTGACTGGACCAACGTCTCAATCACCAACTCCTCGCCCGCGACCAATATCTCGCCCGGTGATTTTGAGGTCATCGACGACGCCGATGTCAACCTCACCGGCTGCACGTTCACGGACATGGGCACCTGGGTGTTTAAGCCCGCAAGCACCGTCAGTGATGTGACTTTCCGGCGTTGCAAGCAGATCACGCTGGGCGGCGCGACGATGAGCGATTGCGTTATCACCCGCAGCACGGCCACCACAGCGCTGCTGGTAGGGTCGTCGGTCTCGACGCTCAGCAACACCAGCTTCACTTCGGGCGGCACTGGCCACGCCATCGAGATTACTGGCGGCACCACGCACACGCTCAACGGCATCACCTTTAGCGGCTATGCGGCGAGCAACGGCAGCACCGGCAACGAGGCGGTCTACGTCAACATTGCCAGCGGCAACGTCACGATCAACGCCGACAGCGCCATCAGCGTTCGCACCGCAGGTGCAACCGTCACCGTGGTAGCAGGCCAAAAGACCTTGACCGTCACTGGCATCGTCAGCGGATCCGACGTGGTCATCCTGTCGGCGGGC